TATCCGTAATAAAGTCCGACAGAAAAATATTGATTTTGGTACCGACGGTGGGACTTGTGAACCAGATGGAGTCTGACTTCTTTGATTATTCAAAGAACGATCCCAAGTGGAATTGCAGAAAGTCAGTACACAAGATCAGTGCCGGAGCGGAGAAGGAAACCAATAAGCAAATAATTGTTTCGACATGGCAATCCGTATACAAATTGCCCAGAGAATGGTTTGACCAATTTGATGCTGTGATCTTCGATGAATGTCACCAAGCCAAGGCCGAATCCATAAACATGATTGGCCAAAAGATGTCAAAGGCTTGGTTCCGGATTGGTACAACAGGAACCTTGGATCAAGCACAAGCCCATCGTCTCAGCATTGAAGGCATTCTTGGCCCAGCTGTACAGTTCATACAGACCAAGAATCTTATGAACAAGGGATTACTCGCCACCCTTGGAATCGACGCCATATTGTTAAAGTATACTGAAGCAGAAAAAGAGTTGCTTAAGAAGCAAAGATACCCAGACGAAATCAAGTGGCTCATAAGTAATAATAGGCGCAATGAGTTCATCCGAGACCTCGCACTCAGCACCAAAGGAAACACCCTTGTCCTTTTCAACTACGTTGAAGGACAAGGGAAGCCCCTGCACGCTCTCCTTAAGGCAGCGGCTGGCGATAGAAAAGTATATCTCATCTACGGAAAAACGGATGCAGACGCAAGGGAATACATCCGCCGCGTCATCGACACGGAAAAAAATGCGATCCTTGTTGCCAGCTATGGCACTACTAGTGCTGGTATCAACATTGTTAATCTCGACAATATTATTTTTGCGTCACCTACTAAGTCAGTAATACGATTGCTTCAAAGTATCGGTAGAGGCTTGCGTGTCTCTGCGCGCAAGAAGACACTCAAGGTTTTTGACATTGTCGATGATCTTTGCACCAAGTCATACAAGAATCACGTATTCAAGCATTTCGAAGAACGCATAAAGATATACAAGAAAGAAAAGTTTGACTACAAGATAGTGTCAATGGAACTACCAAAAGATAAATAATAGGGAAGGGAGGACATACTTATGTCCGATTCACTTCCTGAGAATGAATTCTCAGGCATCTTAAGAGTTGTAAAGCTCATCAGCGGTGAAGAACTAATTGGGTTGGTGAGTGAAGCGATGCCTGATAGAATAACAATAAAACTTCCAGCAAAGCTGGAAACTTATATGTCTAGAGATCAAAATAATAGTTTAACAGAATTTGTAAAGCTAACAAATTATCTGAGTAATGTTAGGGGATTTGAAGTAAATATTTCCAGAAGTTCCATTCTCTATATTGCCCAACCCGCAATAGATTTGGAAAAAATGTATGAAATATACTTCATCACCATGCAAACCGATCCAAAATCTATAGTTACATCTGGGCCAGAAAATTCAATAGGCCATGAAAACGGACTTGCACTTTTGAATGAACTTTTTAATAACGAGGATTTTGTTGGGTTTGTAAATGATCTTATTGAAAATTTTGAAGGTGTTGAAATTTTGGCAGAGGATGAGGATTACGAAGATCAGGATTCTGTAGTAGAATCCGATATAAGCGATTCTGAGCCACAAGAGCCTCCCAGCCCTCCAAAGCCAAAGAAACGCAACAGAATGAAGCCTGAGAAGAAAACGATGCCTTATAATCCAGAGGCAGAGCCAAATAATCCTGAAAGCTGGCCGGATGACCCAAACGAATATTTAAATTAAAGTTGATCCAACAAATTTGATTCGGCATCTGGTTCAAGGGTGTAATATGAGTAATTGAACGATGCCGTGGCTTTTACTATATTTGTGTCGGGGCTGTCTGACTGAAATAATATTCCGCTAAGAGCCGTTGGAATTATATTGTGAAATTTTATTTGTAAATTTACTGAATTACAGTCAATTGGATCCAAAAGATACAAAACCGCATAGTAATGCCATAGATCATAACTCAAATTATGGCTTGAGTCGTTTTCTATGTTTGTCATATTACGCATCCACGAATAGATGCTTTTCCAGTTTTCCAGATTATTGTCTACTATAAATTCAACCTTCAGAGGTTCAAATGTTGCAGCTAACGTGGGTACAGGGATTGTTACACCAAGTGTTGTCGGTTGCTTGGTTTCTCCGATGGATATCCCGGGCAAATTTGCTCTTTGACACATTAATTCAAGTTGGCTCGTACCTCGGTTAAAGACCAATTTAAAATAATTGTTATAAAGTGGATTGATGTTGTTTGTGCATACTGCCATAGAAATATTTATTTAAAAAGAAAGACCTCCCCATTTCTGGGGAGGTCTTCGCGTGTCTTACACACGGTCACCTATTAGTTGGTGTTACCGTGGAGGCTCTTTATTGCTGTGAAGCGGTAGTATTGGTTCAAGCCCTTGCTCAAGGTTTCGCCGTCTGGTTGAGCGCTGCTGTTCAGAACATATGGGTTAGCAACGATTCCGTAACGGGTCTTGAATGCAATGCGAGGCTGGAATGTGTTTGGATCGACTGCACGCACCATTTGTAGCGGAACGTATGGGCAGTAGAAGAGACCAGCATCGTATGGCGACTCGCCCTTATAGCCAGCAACGAAGAAGTTTACTCCTGCTGGGGTGTAAGGATCGATGTAGACCTTGATCTTGCCTGAGAGGATACCAGCAAATGTGCTTTGAGTGTCATCAACGTTGAGTTGAGGAGCAATTGCTGGGCTGAGGCTCATGAAGCCTGACATGGCGAGGGCAGCTGCGGTATCGCTATCGCAGATGATGAAGTTACCCTTTCCACGACGGGTTTCCTTGGCAATCGTGTTGCACTCACGCTCGATTTGGAAGCTGAGGCCACGGAAGCGTTCGGCGGACCAACGACCATCCGAATCGATATCAAGATCGTATGTACCGGGAGCATCAAGATCTATTTGTTGAGAACCGTTACGAGCAACGAAGTAGATCGTGCGGACGATTTCGCGGTTAATTTCAGCAAGAACTTCGGTGCTGAGGAGATTTGCGAGCTCGGCCTCTGCATCCAATCCGTGAACGGCCTTGAGATCTTGTGCCAATTCGACGGTATAGTTGCTGGATAGAGCGCGTGTACGAGCCTGTACTGCAACGCGGTCGATTGAGAAGGCCATTTGGTTCCAGGTTAAGCCTGCTGCTGCGCCAATTGCTTCACCGTTAGCAGTGAGCAAACCGCGGATGGCATCTACGCTTGAACCTGCGCGAACTGTGCGTGGATCTGCACCACCGGACGAACCGCAAAGACCCTTGAGTGCCTTGTCGCCTAATGTCCAACCTGAACCACCGAAGGATGGTTGTGGCTCTTGGAACATTGCTTCATAGTAGTTTGGGTTTCCGTAGGTGTTGCTTTGTCCGTAGTATTGATAATTCGAACGCATGGCAAAGATCAAGCCTGTTGGGGCAGTCATTGGCTGAACGCCGCAGATGTCATAGGCCATGAGGTTTGGCATGGAACGACGAACCAGGCTGATGAGGACTGGGTCATAACCAGAAACTGCACCTGTGTTGGTGTAGCTTGTAGGCATTCCGAGGTTGTTCGAAGAAATATCTTCGGTTAGGTGTTGAGAACGGATTGCTTGCTCTTGGTTTTCCAAGAGTACGGCAGTTACCTTCTTACGATAGTCATCCTTGATGGATGGAAGAGCATCGTGACTGAGAACTGGATTCCACTTCTCGGTCAAGATGTCATATGGTGTGTTGTCTTGAAAGTTCATTTTCTTAGTTTCTCCTGTGAGTAAAATTATTTATAATTTTTAAATCTTCTTGTTTAAACGTCCCAAAGCGGTCATATATCCTTCGACCAAGGTATTTGGGACTTCATTTACCTTGGAAAAAGTTTGTTCTTCGTTGATAACCTTTGGGGTGGCTACTGGACGGGCTCCGTTCAAGTAGTTTTCCTTGATTGCTACCAATTTTGTACGGTATTCTTCTGGTGTTTCGAATGAAACGTTCTCCATGAGAGATTGCAATTTTGCAATCTTTGTGTCTGCCAAATCCTTTGTCTCTGCGACAAAGATTCCAGCACACTCTGTCAAGGAAACTTCTTTCTTGAGATTGATGTTTTCCTTGATTACTGCATTTAGCTTGTCATTCAAATCCTTGTTTGATGCATAGAGCTCATCGAGAACATTGTACTTCTCAGCAGGAACATCAATGTAGTGGTTCTCAAAGAGGTTCTTGAGACCGCTGATGAAGTTTTCTGCGATTTGAGTCTTGATACCTTGTTCAACGGCGACTGCATTCTCTGTCATCCATTCTTCGACAACGTATTCCAAGTAATCGTCAACCTTTTCAACGAGGTTGTTGGTTACGTTGCTGAGGTATGCCTTGACGCTGTCGTCAACTTCTTCAAGAACCAAAGCTACGTTCTTCTCGACCTTTTCTTGAACGGCAGCTTCAAAGACAGCTTCAAGTTGGTTTACCAACTCTGGTGTTGCGTTCTCTTCACCAAGAAGAGCGAGAATTGATTCTCTGAATTTTTGTCTTACTGCTTCTTCGACTTCTGTTGGCTCCGATGTTTCCTCGGATTCCTCTTCTTCGCCCTCATCAACGTCTACGTCTTCTTCGGTTGATGACGACATTGCCATTGGCATGGCCTTGGCCATTGCAGCGGCTGTGGTTGGAACCTGGGAACGCATCTTATTGGCTGCGCTGAAATCAACGGCAGCTGGAAGCATTTCCGACTTTCCATCTGGAAGCATGCTGACGCCATTAGCTGGCATCATGCCCATTTGTTGTTCTGATAGATTTTTGTTTTTCTTCATTTCAATATGTCCTTAAACTTTAATTATTTAGTAAAAATTATCCTTGGAAACCCCCACCGGAGGTTATTTGTCTGTATTGCCTATATGGAAGCTTTGATAATTCATCAGAAACATAGTCTACGCCCATTATTTT